CCGTGGTAGGAAAAAAGTTCTATCCAAGGGAATATCCGTATCAAAGGTCATACCACAATCCGGACAAGTGGCTTCCATCTCAGTATCTATTCCAAAGGTAACAGACTCTACAGCATCCAAGGTTTCCGCAAGCTCTCCACCATCCATATTCTCAATCCAAGATATAATCTGACCACCTTCCAAAATAGCCTCTGAAGTCTCTACCTTCAGAACTTTTCGCTTCAATAGTTCCTGAATTTTAATGTCTTCATTCCCAGATTCAGAAGACTCGTGCTTCGATTTAAGAGTACCCTTAACCCCCAATCGAGATGCGGATTCCTGCGATATACTCTCTTTAGCAGTTGGAATGAGAACCCATATAGCCCCAAAAGTAGTTTCTACTCTTATCCGGTTTGTTCCTTCAGATAGCATCGTAAGCACTTCAGGTAGTGGGTTTCTACGAAATAACTCAGACAACTTCAGAATATTGTCCCAGCGCGACCTGCAAGTCATTCCCTTGCATTGAAGCCTTACTTCATAGTCATCGCTTAAAGTGAATTCTCGGAGGGCGTATAAGGCAGCAAACCAGTCTCCTTCATAGGTATCAAGCCAGTTGAAGTTCTTATAAATCCCCGGCTCAATTACAGCCACAGTGCATAATTGAAGCATCTCTAAAAGACGGGTCAAAAATGTACGAGGTTTGCCGGCCAGTAAATTTGAAATCTCTACCGCTCTCCATTTACGAAAGTCTACTACAGCACCAGTTAAAAGTTTGTATTGCATAATTAGTTCATGCCTCCTGAATTGTCACTGTAGTGAATTTTTATTTCTAAAGCAAGATGAAAGATTTGATGTGAATTAGCGGTCTATACTTCGTCCCAGAACTTATAGGCCAACTTCAGTTCTTCCATGATAAACTCTTCTTTGTCATTGTCCCATGGTCCAATCTTACGAAGGTTCGGCCATGCCTGGGTTACTCTGTATCTACGAATTTCAGACCCATCTCTATCAAGTTGAACAACGTCCAACGATCTCTGATAGTCCGTGCCTATTGCAGAAGCCAGACCAGAGGCAACATTGATAACCTCTTTCATCCATTCGTAGAATGACCGGTCGTTAATCCTGCCTGTCTTCAGAGTAATATCTGGGAACGTAACAAGACCCGCTTCCTTCTCCGCAACCAAAGTGCCACCTTCACGAATCTGCAGCACTCCTACTTCCATCGAAAGCTCAGAGCACTCTTTGAAAGCTGCCCGGACAATACCGTCAATTTCTACTCTAAAAGCAAACGCCTTATCTCTACTTGACATATTACACCTCTCTTTATGCAGTAATTCCTTGACTGGTTATCTGGACAAGAATCCATTCATAAGATCCTGCAAGACGCATCCTCAGATTTATATGCATCCTTCCTGCGTTCTCTTCTGCAGGTGGGTTAATTCCATCACCAACATCCACAGAGTATGCCAGTGCCGGAACCTTAGATACAAATGCTCCAAGACCCATCTGCTCATTCAGGTACTGTAAACAAATTCTGGCGGCTTCCTGCCGGGTCTGTTTGTTTACTCTGAGATGTCTCAGATAATTCAATTGGAAACCCAGTTCAAGTTCGATATGGGAACGTCCACGACGCTGACCGATGCTTGGATACTGTGAAGCAGCACTAAGAGTTCGGGAGCCGTCGCAGTAATACGGAGTACCTTCATCTTTGTGAATTGGATTGATCCTATGAGGATACACAATGTCTCTCTTGCGTTCATCCTGTGCATCTTCAGAGTCAATCCCTAAAACGATGCCCAGCGTTCCGTACAGAAGCCCTGCCGGAGCCTGATATACCCCACCCAATACTTCTACGTCAGTCATGGCGGCTCTTCCTGCCATAATAGGTGACGGAGGAATAAGGATAGTCTCGGCTGTTCCATAAACAGAGGTGTCTGGGTTTGCAATCTCACACCACGGCCAGAAGATGGAACCGCAGTCTGACAGATTAAGAAGTCCGGCTGTGGTAATCACATAAGCGTCGATTGCTGCAGCATTTGAACCCTGTGGTCCTTGGGTCATGACCAGAGGAATTCCACCTCTCTGAACATCGGCATAATTGATAAGCGCAGAATGAACGGCTGGAGTAGCTACACCCGGAACGTCCATCAGGTTTATGATAGGAATGTTTTCAAAAGCGTAGATACCGTTTTGTGCTGAAAGAGTTCCAACGTAGTCGGCATCAGCAATACCCACAAGGCCGTCGTTGCCACCGACTAAAACTGCGTTCGTTCCATTAGTAGGACGTGTTCCAAGTCCAAGATCAGTAAGCTCAACCAAATTGGATGTAGCGTTCACAACCGAAACTACATAGCGTTCCGCTAACGGGGACATGGAACAGTTCGGGAATCTTTCATAAACGACGCCACCTTTGAGCACGTTCAAGTTGAATTCACTGACAATACCGGAAGACGCGGCTGTAATTTGAATCGCTACAGCGTGAGCATAAGTACCTTCAGTCTTTCCTGCAACAGTTAGGACAGCTGATACACCAGAATCACTACCACTATGGATAAGAGTATCTATTCCAAATAGTGGAGCACCAAGAGCCGCAGGGTCTATTTGAATCCACCTTATAGCTCCTGTAAGGATTGTGGCAATCTGGAATGTTCCACCGGGTAAAGCCGTAACTTCAACACCGGGGCCACTGGCTTCTACAATAGATTTAACTTCAGCAATCGTAACTCCTGCAAGATTTCCAACTGGTCCAGATCCCATAACGATACCTACAGGAAGGAATGCTGGGCCTGAAGCACTACCACCAACAATCTCAATACTGGAGGAAGATCCGAGGGAATCTGTTTCCATAACAACATAGTCAAACCCCGGATTTCTATAGGCTTTACAGCCATAACTATACTTGTTTATAGACGCTGCATACTCTTCAGGTGTCATGGCTCCCGGAACCGCAGGAACATCTAGAAAAAGTTCCTGTAAAGCACCACCATCAACTCTGAATTGAATATTCTCTCCTCCAACAAGAGCAAAATCACCATCCGCACTATGCGGCTGAGCTGAATACCCATAGAAAATAGGGACTAAAGGCATACCTCCGATAGAGAGAGTTAAATCTACAGAGGTTCTTCCGAGATTGTAAGGCTCTGAAAGAGATGCAGTAACAATAGCAGGCTGGGCAATGGCTGTAACTGAGTTTACTACCCCGGATGCTTTGGCTGCAGTAAAAGAAAGAGGATTAGAAGGGTCGCTATAATGGCATGTTCTTACAGTAACAAGCCTCTTGCCTCCCATCTGAAAGAAAGCCCTGGCACATTCTGCGCCGCGACCAATCAGGGAGAAGCCCCCGAATTCTTTCATCCATTCACTTTCTGAAGTATGTAAAATTGCTTTGCCAATCTCTCCGCGTTCGGTTAAGACTACCATGCCATAGATGGCGGTAGGTGCTTGATAGTTTTCAGGAATACCTGAATCAACATTATAAAATACTACCTTACTGCTTAAAAGTTCATTTGTGCTCATAGAGACCTCCAACTACTGCTTTGTATCATGTTAAGGAAACTCTGGCAAATCAAGACAATCAAGATACCGCACTATACTTTTTTTAAGAGAACCTTACCCCTTCTCTTTCTACTTACAACCTCCGAAAGATGCGCTGCAGCGACAGGAATGACCACGGGTATTCCTGCGATAACATGAAGTGTCTTAGGCATCCTGCGTCCGTCTGTAGTAGTGCAGAAACATACTCCTGATGGTCTACAAATAGACTCATGGGTATAAATCAGAATAAAACTTTCAAAAGGTTCTAAGCGAATGAATTTTGGCGGCTGTTTTGGGATTGGTTCGGTGATGGTTACTTGTGGTTCAGGACTGGTTTCCACTGGTTCGGGGATGCGTTCTGAAGTCCCTATCTTTACATGGATACCTTCACTGATAATCTTTGACTCCAAAGGTTTTAAATCTTCAGGTTTGCCAATTCTCACTTTGTTTTTCTTCATAGTAAAATCCTTTCTATATTACAGACAAGTCTATGTCAGTAAGTTCAAACTGCTCTCGGATTGTAAAGACTTCTGCTGGAACCCTCTCTATCATTATTTCGCCTGTCAGCTGTTGAACAGACCCGGAAAAAGCGGAAGCTCCTGATAAGGACGGAACTGTCTCCCACCGAATAGTGCAGTTTTGAACAATCGTCTGCCAGACCATTGGAATAGCCGGGGCTACACGGATGACTTGTTCAAGTTGTGCATGAAGGGAATCCATTTCAAGTTTATTGGTATGTAAGACCAAGACTTCATAAATATGGTCATAAGCTTTCGGAAGAAACGGCACGAACGAAAGTCCTTGGATTTTATTCTGCAGCTCTTCCGTCCCTTCAGGCGAACTCTGCAAGCGAGGTCCAACAAGTACAATGCAGGGGGCTTGAATTCCTTCAGGCAACGTGAGTAGAGCATCACTCTGATAATCTACATGCACAAGCCCAACTACCGGCATTTCAAATACGCGGGCTAAGTACCTGCGAAGTGTCCTAAAGACCTGCTGTGTAAGCACTGTAGTGGATAAGGATGCCTTAACATAACTGAAACCCAGAATTAGAGTCGCTGTTTCCAGCGGAATAGGCACTCCTAAAGCGTCAATATTCCACACTGTAATAGCCAAATCTAAAGGATATGGAACAATAGCCGGGTCTGATATGTCAGGAGGAACAACAATATCCACACGAGTAGTAGACCTGACCATAACAGTTTCAGGAGGTAAGACGACCGTGCCAATTCGTACCCTTACAGACTCTTGAGGTGTTTCAGAACCTGGAACCAGATCAGGAAGTCTAAAGTTCGTTCCTGAAATCTTCACCATATACTTTCCACAAGGAAGACCACTATTTGGTGTAAGGACTGTTATTGAAGGTATTGCCATATCACTACATCCTTGAGAAAATTTGCTCTGCTCGTGAAAGAACCCCAACACGCCACAGCTTAATTGCAGGTCTCATAAATGGCCGAGCTGGTATCCTGATTACCATATAAGCCGCGCCTGTTCCTGAAGAACCCTTACCAGTTCCTGCCTTTGGAGACACACCCATAAACTTCATTACCACCCAGAGAAATTTTCTCATCTTAGGGGTTATCCGAATCACTATGGGTCTGCTTCCGTACTCGTGAGTCTTTGCAATATTTGCCATTCTCTTTCCGTCTTTGTTTATCGCTGCATAACTGACACCGGCAAAGGCACTCATTCCGCTTGAGTCTACTCGGGTGATAATTGACTTACGCAATTCTCCAGTGTGAATAAGGGCTTTGGTTCCTGCAAACTTATTCATCCGTCTTACTGCAAGAGTGAACGGGCTTAACGGCTTCCAAGTGGCTCCACCAACTCCCTGACTGGTAAACCCTGCAACGGCAAAGCCCCGTGCCACTTCAGCTTCACGAGTTAAGAACGCTTTGAACTTTGAAGTTATCCAAGTGTTCATTGTAGCGGCAGCGCGAAGGTCTCCGGTAATGGTGATAATGAGCGCCATTAGACCGCCTTTGGCCGTGGAGCCAGTAAAAGAAACAACAGATTTCTTGTTGGATTGTTGTCAATAGAAAGACCGAAGGAGCTATCTCTTGCTTGGATAACATACATACCCGGCGGGTCTGTAAAGTTCGTAAGAACGACCCCAGCGGCTGTGTTCAATGAAGTCAGTCTCGTTCCTATGTTTATCAAAGGTTTGTGGTCTAAATCCAACAGACCTAAAGTCTCTAAGTCTTGATAGTGCAGAATAAGGGTTACTTCCCCGTCCTCCTGCAAACCTTGTTGCTTGAACGTAGCACGAAACCACGTTGGCTCTTCTACTTGACAAGGAAGGGTGACTGTAATCTCAGCCCTGGCTCCCACAGGCACAGTGTAATCGGCATCATAGACCGTAAGCAAGGGGTCTAAATATGCGAAACTTGCAGACATAATGTTCATTAAACGACCTCTACTCATTAGTCATCATCCTTCCATGCACCCGGTCTAATTGCATCCTCGTTACTGACCCTATCTACTTCAGGAATATCACCGGATTCCACAAGCTCTGCTGTCTCTCTGGGGCTGGTAAAGGTGATTAGTGCAATACTGTGCCACGGCAGGACTACGGCCTGTATTGGCCGGTCTTTTCCATCAACCGTACCTACTCGATTTATGATTACACCTGTCTCAGAGATGTCTTCTAAAATCTGCCTGTAATGGTCTCCTAGTGTGCGATTCAAAGAAGGGTTCACTGTTTCAATGAAGACTTCTGAAAAGCCCAATATTAAAGGAGCATACCGCAGCATA